TCTAATGCAGTGTCACCATCTTGATACTTGTCAAAGAGTATGTCGTATTCCCAACCATTACATCCGCCAGGCACAACACATATTCTTATTGTGTTTTGGGTTTCCGTAACCTTAGAAAGGATATACTCTATTGCTTCGTCAGTTAACTCGATCATAGAACTATTTAGGAAATAGTGTATCAAGCTCCTTTAAAACTTCCTTTTCTTTCTGCACACTCACATAGGATGCTGGATGTTGTATAGTAATCTCAGGAACTTCCATTTGAGGATAGTTCATAACACACCACCAAATTGCACTGACTACCTCATGATACGAGATAGAGGGTAACTCATCATCATTCTCTAACATACCCAAATTAAGTGTAGTGATCTTACACTTCTTATCTGAGTTATACACTAGGTTATCACTTAAGTGATTCAGTGCAGCTTTCTGAGATGCATAAAGATATCCTTTAGAGATGTTGGGTTTTGCAGCTCTTGATGAAATGTTAACAATGTGTTTTGTTTCATCATCCTTCCATGCTTGGAATGCACTCCATAGAAGTTCTGTCTGACAGAATCCTACATGTGCATGGTTAATAAAAATATCGTATTCATTCCAATCAATGAACTGCTCTACCCTAACACAATCTACGATATGGGGTTCCCCATGAACGGGTGTTGCCCTAAATGTATGTGCAATAGTTTTTGCAAGTTTAGTGGAACCTGTAATTACTACTCTTCGACTCACTTATATCCTCTAAAAAAATTTCATCTGCATTGTTTGTCATAATATGTATTACATTCGGAACACGCATTACCTCAAACTCATGTTGATGATAATAACCTAAACTACTGAGACTGGATATAATCCATTGTCTCTTCATAATATACTCTTTATCATCTAAGGACTTTGAACGAACCATGATGATAACTCTTCTTGTTTTATTATAAGCTTCTTCAAAAAGCTTATTCTCCTTTTCACCCCATACATTAAAACTCCCAATAATTTGGGTAGTAGGGTTTTGCCAGTCCATGTCTATCTCCTTTTGTCATCTAGATGTTGAACTATTAAATCAAAGGATGGTTTTCCAAATAGTGAACCATCAACACTACATTTATTGCAAGGTGAATGACTTCGGTCACCTTTCATTAATCTTTTTCTAATCTTATTCATTGGTTTAGAGAACCACACATCATACAAAGATTGTTGCAGTAGATTACCCACTACATGTTCTCTACCCCAGTCGTTAGAACAGAACAATACGTCTCCGTTCCAATCCACAAACATTTTATAGAATGGATAGTGACAAGGTTTCCCTTGTAACGATTTGATATCAGTTTCTTCGACACCAACCCAATCAATCACTCCACTCCTATTGTTGAGTATCAGTCCATGTTTCTCAAAGTCACCCCAGTGCATACGGAACTTATATTGGTCACGTCTTATCTCTGCCCACATAATCACTTCATCAAAGTGTTCCAACTGTTCAGGCCCATCATATAGATTGATGTAGATTAAATCTAATCCTGCATAGTGGACTAGGTCTCTGAGATATTTGTCTGTAAGCTTGTCACCGTTAGTGTTACACTCTAGTGTTGCATAGGGTAGTGCAGTTCTGAATGTTTTAACGATCTCTACGAAATCAGGGTTAAGTAAGTTTTCACCAAAACCACTGAAAGATATCTTACCACCGTAGTCGTTCTCTGCTAACTCTTCTGCAATGGTTTCAGCACCTTTAATCGTAAGATGGAGATTCCTGTTGGGAAAGACTGCTGGGTCATGTCTTGGACAGAAGACACAGGTGCGATTGCACAACTCAGTAGTATTAATTTCAATCGTAAGAATCGAGTCAAGAGGTCTTGAACCATTGTGTTTTTTCTCCCAGTGTTTACGTTCCTGTTCACGTCTATGCTCTAAGAAATCATATTGGTCAACATGAACAACAGGTATGCTTCTTTCATCGTTAGACATTTCTGCACACTACATATCTTTCTTGTAAATTATCATCTACTAGTTTTTGATCAATCATTTCGTATTCTACCTCATTCCCAATTTCGAACCCATCACAAAAATACTTTGGAACAGAGAAGAAAATATTATCTGCATCCGTATCAATGTCTGAGTTAACCCATCGGTTATCATCAAAGTAGAAAGGTTTAACAATTATACTTTTAAGAGGGTCACTGTCTTCTCTTTGAAATGCAGAGAACTCTAAATGATTTTCTACTTGATATAAGTATGTATGGTCTAACCAATTAAGTCCTAATCGAATACTCAGGGGGTATGGAAAATCAAAACGAACTACATCATCTAAGTCTAGTTCACTAAACCAGCTGTGGTATAATTTGTTTGTTTCTTTAATATTGAGAGGTCGTAACTTCTTCCTAGAAGAAACCACCATCTCTGATATCATCGGAAGACTTGTCTTCTTCCTCACTTTGCTCTGTAGCACTTACAAACTCTCCGTCATCTTGTAGTTGTTTAATATAAGATTCAGTCTCACTTAAGAAAGTGGAAACCATGACATCCTTTGTAGTTGCTGTTGTGACATTTTGAAACCCTAACAAGGTTGCTTGTTTTTCAATTTCTTTTTTTGTCATTTCACGTAGTTCTGATTCACTAGGAATTACAATCTCTTCGTATTCTTCTTCAACTTCCTGAGACAATGCAGCTTTCTTTTCTTCCATTGCCTTTTCGACATCTTCTAAATCTTCGTATACCTTAACAGGTTTTCCATCGATTGTGAACCCAGTATCTTCTTTGGGTTTCATATTTGTTGCAGTGATCTTAGGCCCTGAGAATGTAGGTTTAGTTTTTTCATCTTCAACAACCAGTTTGAAATCAGACTCTTGGGATTCTTCTATTTCCTCAAAGGTATCTTCCATTCTCTCTTGTGGAAGAGCAGATGGAAGGTCTTCACCTAAGTCAACAAGTTCTTCAACCTGTGGGGTGACTGCCTCTACTAGATCAGGGTCATCCTTTGGTTGAGGTTTAACTGTGTGACTTAAGTTTGCATCATAAGCATCATCAATGTGAGGTCGTGGTGCAATATTTGTTTTTGGGATTTCAACAATATCTTCGTCCTTTACAGGATTCATTGCACGAACCATATCCCATGCTCTTGATTTTGGTTTAGGAGTAGAATCAACTTTGTCTACGGTGACTGTGGTTGCATCCTTATCAAAAGATGGGGGAACAAACTTCTCTACATCTACAACTTCATCAGAGATAGTAGGGATTGGTGCTTGTCCTAGTGTTGCAATTTGTGCCTCTAGTGTTTTTACACGATCTTCCATTCTCTTACGAAGTTGTCGTTCATCTGTTAAAGCTCTTTGTTCATAAGCTCTTTGTTTTGCAATCTGTTCCTGTTTAGCAACAAGTTCTTCTTCTTGCAGTTCTAGAAGTCTGTTTTGCATTGTAGTAACAAATTTTTTATGATCTTGTAGACCTGTAAAAAGTTTAAGGTTAATTAGATGAACAGCTTCAATATCCCCTAGGCCAAAGAGACCTTTCTTCAAACCCATTTCTAAAATGTTTTGAGTGACTTGTGCTTCTTCGGGGGAAATGAGGACAGAAGAATTTTTAATTCTTTCCTGTATTTTTTCAAACTCTGATTTCTCAGGTTGTTCCAGTTTAAATTGTGATATGTTGGTCTCTTGATTCATAATATTGTTTCCATTAAAAATATCCATGGAGCCCTACTCGACTAGAAAGTTTAACACACTAGGAAATGTTTTTAAAAACTTTCCCTTTTTCATATGTATAGTCTCTGAGGACTTTAGTATATTATATTTATTTAATCCCTTATTTCAGGAAATGCTTCTTTTGCAAGTTCCCTTGTAATGTTAGGAAAAGGATTCTTCTTATCCTTAACTAGGTCTAACATTTCTGCTTCTTTAGCAGGAATACCTTCTAACAGTTGAATCCACATTAACTCTCTACGAGCTTGAGGAACTTCTTCTGTCACGAAGTATCTAAACTTTCTGACTTCATGTCTCAACTGAGTTGGTGAAAGATCAGAGCCTGGTGCTGTATCTCTATTGAAAGGAGTTTCTCCTTCAGGAAGTGTAGAAACGATTTGAGGGTCAAATAACCACTGCAACACTTTCTTCACTGCACCATTTCTTTCATTGAATACTCTAAGACCGTTGACTGCTTTTGCAGTATCTTCTTCAGCAACAATGTTTGCTTGACAAAGTATCTCGTAAACATCTGCATTCTGAGTAAGATTAACTCTCTCAGTAATCAATTCCATTTTTGGTTTGTTAGGTGAACCCTTCGGTCTACCTCTACCTCTTTTTTCTTCTGTCATAATGTAAAATCCTCTACATGATTTAGTAATTCATTCAAACGATGTTCTCTTAAATAATCAAACACCTTACCGTGAACTGGTGTAGCATCATCAAACTCTTTTAAAATAGCTTCTTCCATATAGTCAGGAATAAATTCTAAATCAATCAGTGTTTGATTTCTTAACCAATTACGATAGTATTTATCATCATTTTCAATACTAATTCTCATATATTTTTCGACAATGTTTTTTCTCATTGGTGTTTGTCGAATACCTAAATCCAAACAATCGTCATTAGACAGAATGTTTGGAACACCATCTGACTTGTCTCCTTTAAGGATATGTTCCTTTAGAAATGCTTCAGGGTCTTCACACACAATGTCCTTACCAAGGTTAGGTGAGAACTGTCTTACACCTTTATACTTGTGAAGTTGTTGGAAATCTTTGTCTCCTGAAACAATCAGTATGTCTTCTTTATCATGAAAATGTTTGACGATGATTGCAATGATATCATCAGCTTCTGCATTGTCAACACTCATATACACATAAGGGAAGTTATCACGAATCTCTTCCTTCACCTTCTGTAGTGTTTGGAAGATCATACCCCAATCTCTATCGTCTGCATCACGAGACTTCTTACGGTTTGCTTTATACTGTGGATAAAACTCCCGTCTCCATGGATGGGGTGCATCTGTGCATAACACGATTTGACCGTAGTCAGAACCGTATCGTTTTTGGTAGTTTCGAACAGAGTTGAGAATCATATGTCGAAGCATATCTTCAGACAACTCCTCATTGTTCATTTTGAGTTGTGCCATCAGACCAGCTATGATGGTCTGAGTAAAATCTATTAATATCATCTAATCACTTTCACTAATAATGTATTTTTGGTAATGAGATTGTTTCCTTCCTTTAGTTTACTTCTTGGAATTTCTTCCATAAATTTAGATGCAATAATATTACCACCTTTATACAGTCTATCAAGTAAATCCAAATCTGTCAAGGTCTTTTCTGTGCATTTATCATATCCGACAATACGAGACCCTTTGACACTTAGACCCTGTGATTCAAAACAGGTAAGTTTCTTACTTGAAGTGTTATAAGTGTATAACATTCTTGCACGAATAATATCTTCGGGGTTAATGGACTCCCACTTTGCAAACTTCTTTTGAAAGGGAAGTCTCTTTATAAGTTGTGCAGGAGTTTTAGGTTTTCTTGGTTTAGGTATGGGTTTGTATTCTTCACAATACTTATCAATGTCTGTTTCAAACTCCAACAACTTCTTAATGATTTTCTTTTTCTGTGCAGGAGTAAATATGTTGTAGGCTTCTTCTAACTGTTCACATCCTTCTTCATTTTTAAGTTCATAAACAGTGCCGTCTGTTAGACCTTTCATGAACTGAATAATTCGTGAACTGTATCCTAACTGTTTAAGATACTTATACATGGAGAAAGGGTGTGCAGGATTATCAAATAGATGGTCGATCTGATATTCTACTTCTGCGTAGGCCTCCATTGCCTTGTTACGCATACGATCTTGTATTGATATATTTTGTGTCATGTTAAACATTATATATAAAAAGTCATGTCACTGTCAAGGTGTTAGTCTAGAATATCCTCACCTTTATTAGTTAACATAAATTTTCTTGACGGGTTTATCATAATGTTTGCACGTGCCATGAAGTCACGATTGATAAGAAGAGGGATGTTTCCTCTTCCATCTATTGACACTTCAGTGTCTTTATATACGGTGTTTAGAAACTCAATATCCAATAACACTACAGGTCTAGTCTCTTCTGGCTTAGCTAGTGTCACCTTTCTGTGAAGAGGTTTGGTATGAGTCTTACCATGAAGTTTCCACGAGACCTTATTACCCTTGATCTCAACTTCATCACCATGAAGTGAACAAACAGTTGTGGAGTTTCCTGTGTCTAACTTACCAGTCATTTCTTGACCGTCCACTTTGAAACTTTCTAAGACACCACACTGTTTTGGTTCCTTTCTCCATATACCTCTATCGAAGTAGAGTTTAAGAACTCTTTCAGTAATGTCTTCATCAATAGCTTCAGAGATTGCCTTACTCCCTGCACTATGATTCACTTCTAGAATGTAGGGAGCATCTTTATCTCTGTTCTGTGCAGGAATGAAGTCTACACCTACCCATTGACCGTTCACACCTTTTGCAGCTCTCAGAGCATGTTCCTTTTCTAGATCAGTCATTTCAATTAACTCAACTGTTGCACCTTGGGATGCATTTGCTCTGAAGTCATCTGTGATCTTGTTACGTTTCATTGCACCCACAATCTCTTGGTTCACAATGACACATCTTACATCGTAGTCGGACTCGATGTATTCTTGTAGTAGAATATCTGTGTAGGGGTCAATCTTGTAGATCAATGAAACCTGAGACTGAAGTGATCGTTCTGTTTCGATGAGAAGAACACCCACACCTTTTGAACCACTCAGAGTTTTAAGAACCATAGGGAACTTATTGTCTAATGCTTCGTGAGCTGCATCAACAGCTTCAGGTGTATCGTTTGGAATCAATACTGTTCTTGGTTGATTCATACCCATCTCTTGTAGACGGAGATAGGTTCTGAATTTATCACAACACACTTCGATACACTCACGTGTGTTGTTACATGGAATACCGTATCTCTCAATCTGAGAAATCAAATCCATGTAGGAATCTTTTTTGGTGACATCACCACGTATGAAAACGATTGTATTCTCGTCTAATTCGAAACCCTTGTTATCCCCTTCGTTATGAATGGTAATCGTTCCATCATCGTCTCTGTTGATGAATGCACCGTTGATACGACAGTTGTAGGTTTTGACTCCTAACCTCTCTGCTGTGGATGTGAGTTTAAATGACGTTGAGTCCTCACTGACTTTCTTAGGTCGATCAACAAGCACGACTAGACGATAAGGTTTATCCTTATTGGTCGTTTCCTTTTTCTCAGTGATCTCTCTAAATGATTTCATCATGTATTATTTATTAGTGAAATGTTACCTGACACACTAATTCTTTCTACACCGTCTTTAAAAAACGGATGCACACTATGACCTAACCATGATGGGAACATTATAATGTCTCCCTCTTGAGGAAAGTGAAAGAAGTTGTTCAATGAAATTTCTTGTCTCTCTCCGTAGTGAAAATTGATCTTCCCTGCAAGGGATTCTCTTGTCTGATCATCTACTCTTTGATCGTAGGGATTGTCTGCAGCTTCTTGTTCTGTGAGTGGACTGTTCATATAGATGACATACGAAACAAAACCACTGTGTGCATGTTCAGGTTGATACTCAAATGATTTTTGATAATTGACCCATATACCTGTGTGTTCAAACACTTCATGAGGTGTAGGTATGATCTGATCGGGGGGGATGTTATTGTGCAACGAAAGATATTCATGACAATGATGATTGATGTGTTCAATAACCTTAGGGTCTGTTAAACAGGATTTCACATCGTATTGTTCTTTGATAACTCCTGCAAGTGTGCTACTGACATCTAATTTTTTCTTACGTGCTTCCTCACATGCAGAGAGTAGAGGTTTGAAACATTCGGGTGCAATGGTGTTGTAGTAGATCGTAGGGCCGAAAGGGGAAATTATCGTAGGTTGAAATATAGATGCAGACCGTGTCTCCACCTCTCCTTGGGGTCTTATTTCCATTGGATTCTTAGTGGTGATTTCTACATTGTCATCACCCCATGGTCTATTTTCTCGCATTAATTAACTCCACAAAATGTTCTGCATCTAATACCACAAGTGGTTTGTGATTGTTTCGTTTAATCACCACTAGAGGTTCATACCCCTTACAGTTCTCAGTTGCTTGTTCGTATGCTTTCCATACATTTACTGATTCTTGATTCTTACATTCTACACTGTAAGAAAAAATTTCTCTAGATTGTTTTCCAAGAATGATGTCCTCACCTTGAGACCCCATAGGACGGGATTCTAAATCTTCTGCATTAAGGTGTAGTTTTTCAATTAGAAGGTTAGTAAACCACTGTTGCAGTCTACGTCCCTTTGCTTTTGCACTGGATGTTTTCATTCAATAACTCACTTGCTTTCCATTCCCAAACATTTGGAAAGACACCATGCACTATTAAAATGAATGCTACTCTCCATGCATGAAATAGATGTTTAAAATAATTCATACCTATGGTTTTAAGATGACTCATAGTTTCTTTGGTTTAATCATGTGATAGGGTATATGTATATCCTGATCTTCAGGAACATACAGATGATTAATCTCACTACGATTGCAAGTGTCAATTGCATCGTAGATAGTCTCTACCAAACTCTCACCACCTAAATTAAAAGAAGTGTTGAAGATGATAGGAACCTCAGTCACATTATAAAATGCTTCAATCAAGTCATAATAATTCTTGTTCTGTTCTCGTGTCACTGTCTGAATACGACAGGTTCCGTCTGCATGAACGAGTGAAGGAATGTCTTTGTAAGCTTTCTCTTTTGCTTGAATAGCAAACGACATCCATGGAGACTCTTTGAGTTGTCTCATTTCAAAATAGTCATGCACATGTTCCAACATGACACTTCCTGCAAAAGGACGATAGTCCTCTCGTTTCTTGACAGCATTCACAATCTGTTTTGCTTCAGGATGTCGTGGGTCAAACATAATAGAACGATTACCCAATGCACGGGGGCCCCACTCACTTTGACCTTGGAAGATTGCAACGATTTGTTTTTTAGAGACGAGTAGATCAATACACTCGTCTAGGTCTCTTACAATGTTAGTGGTAATCATGACTCTTCTCCATTATTTAAAATCTTAGTGACTTCGTCTAGGGTCTTGTCTTTGAGTCTACGGTTCAACCACAGAGCTGCTCCGACTGCCGTTCCCCCATCATGAGGAATAGGGTCAACAAAGAAGTTGTGTTCAGGGAAGTGTTCTAAGTATTTGTAGTTGTTGGTGCAGTTCAATGAATACCCACCACTCAATACAATGTTCTTCACATCGGGATTCAAGTCCACTGCCTTCTGAATAATGTTCAACGAATTAATCAATGCTTCCTCTTCACACTGTTGTGCAACGGTGAAGTTGTTAAACACATTGGGTCGTGTCGTTCCATAGGAAGCCATACCCATGACCTTACCTGCAGCTCTACCGTGTGAGTCACATCCCAGTGCAACACTCAACTGTGAGAAGTTCATTCCACTGGAAGGTCTACTTGAAAAAATAATTTCTGCACCGTCTCGTTCTTCTACGACATCCTCAAAACAATAGACACAATCATACGAATGGTTTGGCCATGTCCAACCTAACTCACCACACCATCGTGCATTCGAAAGTCGTTGCCACTGTTTTCTAGGAGTCACTGCACCCATCGATGTGCAACGATAAATGGTTTCCATTTCTTGGTAGTTGGGATACTCATCGAAGTAGGGTTGACTTCCACCCCCGTCCCATACGATAGCTATACACTCTTCGTCTTTAAACGGAGAAAGTGCATGAGCTGACTCTGCATGAAAGAGGTGATGTTCCTTTTCGAAATAATAGTCTTGACTGTTGAGTTGATTGTTGGAGATACTACGATTGATGATATCATCGTCATCCGATCTTGGTTTCAATTTGAATTTGAATTCTTTGGCAAGAGTTTCGAGTCTTGCACGTGACAGTTGAGTGGAACGAAAACTTTCCGTTAATTTTTCTGCATTGAGTCGATCAAAGACATGTTCATCTTTGTCCAGTTCTAAATCCAGTCCTCGTCTGTCGAAGGATGCAAAGATCAGATGATCTTGTTGCAAGTCTCCTTCTCGTTCCAAACACATCAATGCACAGTCCGACAATTCCCCATCATGGGGATGCCAATATTTTTGTCGTCTGAATCGAGCTTCGTCATGCAGGAAAACAATCTTTCCATTTTCTAAAAGACATGCACTGGTGTCGTGTGACGTATTGATACTCAAAATTTTCATAATCTGTTCCTCGTGTGTGTAGTATTTAGGTGTTCTTTTCCAACCACACTCCGAGTTGTCGTTCCGTCACCAAACCTTCGTCAATAAATGTTTCAATGATTTGATTTTGTCCCGTTCTATATCCACTGCGATATGAAAAATATACACAGGCAGAAATAAAGACAAAGTGAATTAAATATAATTCCATAGTTATTTTTTACTCCTAAATTGTTTGTCCCACCATAATTTAACGTCCCATTTCTTTGACCAAAAGAAATCCTTGGTATCTCTCCACAGTCCGTGCAGGGAAGTATTCATCACCTCTTTCACGAATATGATGCATAGTGAAATCACAATAAACCAAAATAACAAACTCCAAAAGAGTGTAAAGACACCCATTGGAATATCGGTAAACCAATTAAATAAATTATCCATAAACAATCACTCCCATAAAAAATAAAATGTATAAGACATAAAGAATTATACTCAGTGTTATCATATTTAGAATAAACCAAAAGACATATAATATATCTCCCAGTCCTCTTAATACTCTATTTAAAACTTTCATTATCCCAAATAATATTTAAGTATACCACTGAACAGAACGATACACAAGACTGCATTCAGAATGAGTAGAGCTCTATCTTTCCATAGAAAGGCAACCACGAACCAACCGACTCCACCAATCCATGAAAGTATCATATCGTAGATTTGAAATTCAGGTAGACCCGTTGCACGAAAGGAGATTGCAATGAGAACAATAATAGACGATATCCATTTAATATACCAGTCCAAGGTATACTTAGGAGTTGCGGATTTAAATATCCTTGTAGACTTTTTCAATTCTTCTTCGGTAAATTTTTGATTAACCATTCGGTGTTTCCTTCTCTTAAATGTTCAACGGATTCTTCGGATGCATTCCCTAGATACCACGACACTAGGGAAATTCTTGTCCCTTTAGTCACAGGTGTCACTTGGTGTTGCACAAACGAAGGAAAGACAATCAAATCCCCACGATTCATAGACACACTACGAACCGACATGGATTCATCTTTCCATTCGAAGAGACCACCCTCTTCGGGGGTCTCCAACAATAAAGTAAAGGATAACTCTCTACGTGTTCCGTCTGCATAAGGAGTCTCCTGATCACAATGCCAAGTATACTTCCCACCCTCAGAACCACGATAAATGGAATACTGTAGATGTTGTCGTCTGATGAGTTTAATATTCCATGCATTACGATACATGATCTCACTCATTTTATTTGCAAATTTGGTTTCTAACTCCTTATCCATAGACGGAATCCAACGTGTCTCCGTAATACGAATGGTCTTGTCTAGAGTAGGATTCTCAATGAGACCTACTTTAGCCTCACTCCCTTCTATACTGTCTGCAAGAGAATGAATGGATTGAATCTCAGAGTCATTGAGAAAGTCTCTCTCATGATGAAACAGAGACATCATAGAAGTGAACCTCTCATCAGATAAACGGAATCAGTGATGGGTAGATACCCCATATACTGTAGAAATAACATAACAAAGGGAAAACACAACATCAGAATAAAGGTTGCATAGATGAGTAGTGTAGTAGGGTCAGGTTTTTGTTTCATACGAGTCTTTCATAGAGAGGTAGAATCGGAGTGTCAATATAAGTGCAGAATATATTCTCTTCATCACATATTAATAAATTGGGTCGTAGAGAACACTCCCCTGAATCACACTCCAGTTTCAGGGGCTGTATCTGAGGGTCAATCACTGTGCAACTAGTTAAGAAGAATAGGAACAGTGCAAAGAATACTAGGATGAGACAGTCCAAGACTCCATGTGAAAAGGTATAGGAATCCATTTTATCCCGAAAAAAATTTTTTAGATGTATCATAATAAACCTCTTAAAGATTTTAGGGTGGGGGTTGAACCACACCCAAATTTTTTCTAGGAGTCCCAAAACACTGTTTTCACTCCGAGAATTCTCCGAGTCCCCTTAGAGACTACTCAGAGACATACCCCTGAGGAGTCTTAGAGCCCTCACGTTGCATGCTCACTATATGCCCCTTGTCATTCAACCTCTTGACCTCTTTAAGACCCTCTTGGAGGCTCACAGGAGACGGAGTCCGACACAACATCGGAATCCCACCCTTAGACTTCTCAAAGACACTCTGAGGTATACTGTATACTCTTACAGTATTCCATTCATAATTCTTGGACATAACATTCCCTTATACAATCAAGTATCTACAATAGGTGGGGGACTTTTCATTCCCCCTCGTATGTTCGGACATAACCCTCAGAGACTTCACATCATTCATAACGAACAGAGTTTCTCTGATAACTCTACATATTAATTATAACCCATAACCCAGTCTCCCGTCAAGATACTTTTAGATATATTTGACACCATTCCATGTGCCATAATAGAAGTTCATTGAATTAGAACTATATCCTACACTCTTTAACTTCTTAATCTTTCCGATCATCTTCCAGTCTTCATCGGCCATAGACACACCAGTAGTGTTATTCAAATAAGACACTGCATCTGATAATTTTGCAAAGGTCTTCTCACCTATAGAATCATTCAAATTTGGTGTTGCGAGGAAGGGTTTTGTTATAAAGTATTTGTCCATTTTTCTCCTTATTTCATCCTATACACATAGTATAACAAAAAAGGGGGGTCATTGTCAACCCCCCATAAGGAGTATGAGTGGGGAAAAGAAAAAAACCCACTCATTTTTCTATGAATACTGTCTCAATAAGTCTCCACTTCTTAAAGGGAAACCCATAGTCCATGTTGACCGCTGGAATGATTCTCATCAAACCATCGGATATTCTCTCAATAATCATATAATTCATACTAGTCCTTACCGTGAAACATCTCACTCATAGGTTTAAACACTGCATTATAACAGTTAAATTCTACACAATACCTGTCTTCGGTATCCTCATTCCCATTCAAATAAATCTCTTTGATGGCTTTCATACCCTTTAGAAGATCACCGTCACCATAGTTAGACACTACACGAACAGCAGAATCAAAGGGATATTCATCTTTATTAAAATCACTTATACTTAACATACTATTAATATAACAAAAAGTGGGGGTCATTGTCAAGTCTTTTGCACACTTTTTTTCACCTCAGAGACCCCTCAGAATACTTCTCTGAGACTCTCTGAAGTATTCTCTGAGACAGCTCTGAGACCCTTTGTTTATAAGGGTTCTGAGACACCTTAGAGTATAACACAGAGACACCTCAGAGTCAAGAAAAAACGAAAAATAAATCACTTGACTCCCGACTAAATATCGGTTTTAGTTCCCCAAACAACACCACCAAAACCCAAAAAAATCCACTTTTCTCCACTCCCCTTTAATCCCATTATTTTCCCACACTTTAACACACTTTCCCACACAATATATTCAGGCTCACCACGATACCCTCAGAAAAATATTCAAAACCCCCTTACATCAGACACTTAGTCGTGTTATAATACCCCTATGAATAACAAATTTACTCTACATTGTCTCTCTTGCATTAACGATTATCACATAGAACAAGTGAATGATAATGATGAAATGGAGTTACCCTCACATTGTCCTATGTGTGGAGAAGCTTCTGAAATGGTAGTGCAGTTTGAGTGAGAAGTCTCGTAGACTTCATAGAGAAGTCTCTGCAATCGTCTTTAGTGGATTAGTGATCAATTATCCGTTGCAATTAGGTATTCTTTATCTTCTCTTAGATATATGGGGTTTCTCTGACCCCTTCTACATTGCAACGTTATCTACGATCTTTATGACAGGATTTGCATATACTCGTGTGTATATTGTTCGTAGATGGTTTACCAAACGAAATGGAGAATAATCGTATGACCTTTAATGGTTTTCTTTTTGGAATCGGATTGAGTATAGGAGTCTACAGTTTGTGTGTTCTCCCCTCGTCTTATAGTTTTCTAACCTATATGTTTGGAGTCTCTCTGTGTATTCCTTTTCTGATAGACTTGATTCATTGGAATGATTAGAGTTCCCTGCGGCGTAGAAGTTTGTATCGATTGGGGTGGACGAGTTTATTGTCTATCTGATGTCTTATGTCTGTGTGAGTAGACGGTAGAAAGACATCGATGGCCATCGAAATTCTTGGTTGTTGATATAAATGTGTGGGAACCTCGTGTTCCAAGTGTGTTCCGACTATGTGTATCTCCCCCCGTGTGTTGTGTATTCTACCCGTGTCTTCATACCATGTTCCTGTGGAAGGATTTCCGTCTATAAAGATGTTCATCGAATAGAAATCGGTGGGTTCATCGTTGTGATTATGACGGTTTAATTTCTGTCCCTGTCTTAATATATTGCACCAACATTGTGCATATATTTCGTCTATGGTGTTTAATTCAGGTAGTCGAAAGAGTCTTTCAGGTATTTGAAGTCGTGCAACGTCAGGATGATTTAACCAATTATATACGGTATGTTGACTCGTAAGTGGAGTGTCTTCGTATCCATTAGGAAAGGAATTGGGTATACTAAGAACTTCTGTCTCGTATTTGGTAACGATACGTGAAAGAAAATCACACTCCTCTACGGTTAAAAAGGTGTCGTAAGAGGAGTGGTATTTCGGTAGTGGTGTTATAGACCCCATGTGAGGAAGTATAAGTCCTTCTCTCGTGGTGCCGTAGTCTCATCTGCATAGATGAAACGAACCTGTTTTGAAAAGGTCTTCCACTCATGTTCCCATAGAATCATTGGGTCTTCGATGTCTGCACCCTGTCCATCGTATTGTGCAGGGAAATAAGGTGCAACCTCTTTCTCCCATAGGTCGATGGTGGTGTTATTTTTTACTCTATCCCCACAGAAATAAGGAATAAAATATCCAGGCTTAGACGGAAGTAGAACCCCATCAAAATTATTTTCAATAAATCCTGCAAGACCACCTTTGTCTGCATATTCGGAAATAAATGAGGTTGGATTTTCGTCAAAGAGAGTTTTCAGAGTCTTGCATTGAGTTCCAATGAATGAATAATACCATGAACAGGTTTTATTCGGTGACTCAGGGTTCCACCATGAATAGGCACATTGTAGGAAGGGTAGTTTTTCCTCTACGACTCTCACCTTAACGTCAGCTGGAAGTTCTACATGGGATGCAAGTTCACTGATATCCCCTTTATGTGGAACACCATTGATCATCATCACCTGAGATAAATCCTGAGGACATAGATTTAGATCAAAAATAACCGTTTTTTGATCTAAAAATTCCGATCTATTGAATAAATCTAATTTATAATATTCAGGGTCGGTAATATCGTCTCGTAGTGTCAAAGGAATATGGTTCACTTTAAACGTATCGACATCGACTCCTTCCGTTGATTCTGCATATAAATGCATGGTCACTGGAGAAAACGGTGTCATGACGGGAACACGTAGACGATGGAATTTAGTGAACAGTTGATTTATTTTTTGAGCATCTCTCTCGTTATTTCCAACTCTCACCACCACAAGGTTAATTGAATTTAATTGTTCTGACATTATCACTCCTATGATATATAATTTATCTACTCAATTATCTTCTCATACGAGCAAGGTCTTTTGCATATTGGGTTCCCCCATCTTCTTCTGCAAAGACGGGAACCAAGTTTGATTTATGCATGGTTGCAATTCCAAGGAGTTGTCGTTCCCCTGTATAAACCATTGGTTCCTTTCTTCTCATATGAGAATCATCAGACCCGATAGAACTCATGAGAGACTCATATTGTTTTTTCTGTTCTGACCTAAGTTTATTTAGTTGACTTTCACTGGTTTCATATTCACTCCACTTAGGTGGTGGTGCAGATACCTTGGTGAAAGCTTTCGTTTTTCTTTTTCTACCCGTTGTATGATAGCGTAAAGATGACGTTAAATTTAAATATCCCATACAAGTATTTTACTACGAAGTATGGGACATTGTCAAGTGACTACTTAAGAAATTTATTACATATTTTATGTAATCTATTCTTCTTCATCATCTTGTCGAATCTATGGTATCTGTCATGAAGGAAGTGTCCTACATTGGCAGACCATGATGCAATTATATTCTGCATTTTAATCTCCTATGTGTTGGTGTGGCGTTCATTGACTTCTTACTTTTTCAGTGTTGTCACCTACTTGTTTCAATGTCATTTAATTGTCACATAATTATTTATACAGGTTCTACACTTATGATTGTAGAGACTTCTATATCTAACCAACGTTTTTCATCGGGTGAGAACACTAGGATTTTGGTTGATTCTGATTGAAATAGATTCACATTCAATAAAGAACCGACTATCTCGTGTTCCTTTCCTTCAGTAGTGAGAGATTTATATCGTATGGTATGTTTACCCTTTAATAATTTCTCTCTTACCTGATTAAAATTCATAAAAATATAAAATAATATATTAGTCCCGATATCAATATGACATCGGCGATGACAGACCATCCAACATACATGGTAAAAAGTATTTTAGAGATACGTTTAAGCATCTCGAAGACCCCTCTATTGAATGTGTTATCATCGTTGTGTATTTAT